TGTGTAGGTATGTACAAGAATGGAAAACCAAAATACAAAAAAGAAAAAGTAAGTAAAACAGTAGATGGAGTTGTAGGATTAACTTTTAGAAAAGATTTAAAAGATAATGCAGTAGATGAAGAGAACATTAGAAAACTAATTAAAAATTTGCCTACAGGTAGTGGTTTAGTTTCTATTTTGGAATGTGTGTTAACCTATAGATCTTGTTACAAAGAATATTCTACTTATTGTGAAGGTCTTCAAGAACAACTTTTTCCGGGTAACTTTATTTATGGTAACATTAGTCATGTAACTACAAATACTGGTAGACTCAGTAGTAGCAATCCTAATCTGCAAAACATAGCTAACAGTGATGTAAAGAAATCTTTTGTTAGTAGAAGGAAAAATGGTAAGTTAATGGAGTTTGATTTCTCTCAACTAGAGGTCGCTGTTCTTGCACACATTAGTGGAGACAAACAACTTATAGAAGATATTTCTACAGGTACAGACATTCATTCTGCTTTGTATAAAGATATGCATGGACATATGCCTTCTAAAGAAGAACGTAAATGGTTCAAGACTCTTACTTTTGGATTGTTATATGGTGCTGGTGCAAAGACTCTTGCTACAAATGCAAATTGTTCTGTTGAAACTGCTACAAAATTTATTAATACTTTTTACAATCGTTACCACGGAGTCTATCAATATCATGAAAAAGTATTGATAGAACCTTATGATGTTCCCGGACGTAGTACTGAATGCAATCAATTTATTAAAACTTCTGAAACACAACGTAAGTATGTATTTAAAGAATATGAAAACTCAGAATGGGTTGCAAAGAAAACAAAACGCAAGTATAGTTACAGCCCTACAGAATTGAAGAACTATCCAGTGCAAGGTCTTGCTACTGCTGATATAGTGCCTTTGATGTTAGGGTTGTTGTTTAGAAAATTTATAAAAGATAGTGAAGTACATCTTGTAAATACGATACATGACAGCATATTGTTTGATGTAGAAGCAAGTGCTGTAGATAGAGTGCAGCATGAAGTCTTTGAGTTGTTAAACAATACACACGTTTACTATGAAAAGACTTTTGGTGTACCACTTAGATTGCCTCTAAGTGCTGGTTGTTCTGTAGGTGTTAACTGGAAAGACATGACCGAATGCAAGGTCTAATTTAAATAGGAGTTTATATGCAAGTAGATGGTGTAGTAGAGCAGTTAGGTAGTAAAGACGTTACTACGAAATGGGGTACTAAAAAAACCTATAGCATTAAAGTAGGTAGTACTTGGATCAATTGTGGATTCAAAGATCCAAAGGTTGCTACAGGTGATAGTATTTCTTGTGAGGTAGAGAATACTACCTACGGTATGAATACTAAAGCAGTGAGCATTACTAGTAAAGGTGGTGGTGGGGCAGCAACTCCTTCTGCTATGCCTGTACGTACTGCTTCTGTACCTTCTGCTAAAGTATTTCCAGTTCCTGCATTGCATGGAGATCGGTCAATCATTCGCCAGAATGTCCTTGCTCGTGCAACGGAGTTGTTTATTGCAGCACATGGCAACAAACAATTTGAACTAGATCTTGACAACGTATCTGAAATCATTGTAGCATTGGCTCGTAAGTTTGAAGCATATGCTACAGGTGATTTGGATTTAGCTGCAGCACAAACTTTAATTGATAAAGGAGAATAGTATGTATAAACTGCTTACCAAGTGTTCTACCGAGCGTCTTCTGCATTGGATGGATGTTATTGACACCATCATTGAAACTCGTCGTAGCAAAAAAGTAAAAGGTAAATAATGACTCATGCTCTCCTTGACGCAGACTTAGTTGCTTTCCGTGTGGCAGCTACTACTGAAGACACGGATGAAACTATTGCGTGTTGGAGAGCACAACGGTTGGTGGAGATTATACTGTCGGATGTTAACGCCAGCAGTTATAATCTCTACTTAACCGGCTCTAATAATTTTAGAAAGAAATTAACAACAACGTATAAAGCAAACAGAACAAAACCATTGCCTAAACACCTTGGGGCAATTAGAGAGTTCTTAGTAGCAAATTGGGATGCAGAGATTACAGAAGGTTATGAAGCTGACGATGCTTTGGGTATGAATCAAGCTTCAGATGGTAGTAGCATTATTTGTTCTTTAGATAAAGATTTGCTTCAAGTACCCGGAAGGCATTACAATTGGGTAAAGGAAGAAGAAACCCATATAACAGAAGAAGAAGGTATCAAAAGGTTTTACGCACAAACACTCATTGGAGATAGAGCAGACAACATTATTGGAGTTGTTGGTTTAGGGCCTGTGAAAACAGAAAAAATATTGTCTTCTGTATCTCCAGAAAACTATTACCAAGTGTGTAGAGAGTTGTACAAAGACGATGAACGCTACCATACTAATTGCAAGTTGCTCTGGGTATGGAGAACAATGAACGGTACATGGGAGATTCCAAATGAAAGTAATAATGATAGATCCACCTAGTGGTTGGAAGTATGGGTTTCCAAAAGTTATTCCAAAGGAAGTTACTAATACCGTGCAATGGTTGCTAGACAATGGATACCCACAAAAAGAAATAGATGCTTGCGGAGATTATTTTTTCTGTAGGCATTGGGAAGAAGAGCACGAATGAACTGGACACAGGGGCGTATCAATGGGTTTATTACTAGCGTACTCCGTTCTGGTATGCGTAGGTGGCCTCCTAAATATGCTGCACTCAAAGCTGCTTTTGCTGGTAAGAAACTTAATACAAAAAGTGGTAGGATAGGACAGCACTACAGATGTGCTATGTGCAGGACAGATTTTCCAAGCAAGGATGTTGAAGTAGACCACATTAAACCAGTAGTTGATCCTAAAAGTGGTTTTGAAAATTGGGATACTTTTATAGCAAGGTTATACGTAACAGAAGAAGCACTGCAAGTGCTATGCAAAAAGTGTCACAAAAAGAAAACAGCAACAGAAAAACTACAAAGGAAAAAGAAATGATGGTAGAAGACATTACAGAATTGCTCAATGACAATTCTATTGATTGGAATGAATTGCCTGTAACTTTGTACACATTCTTTTTTAATTTGTTACATGATCTTAAAGAAGAAAATAGCGAATTAGAAGATACGTTGTATGATTTGTACCAAGCTTGCGCTGAAGATTTAGATGTAAATCCTGCAGTGTTGTCTTTGAAAAAGGATGTTTATGGAAAAGCTTATGCTACAATATTTTCTAGGCAATATGATTTATGACCACTCACTTTATTATTCCTGACACACAAGTTAAAGATGGTGTACCATTAGATCATTTAACATGGGCTGGAAAATACATAGCAGAAAAGAAACCAGATGTTGTTGTTATGATTGGTGACTTTGCTGACATGCCTTCTCTATCATCATATGATGTTGGTAAAAAAAGTTTTGAAGGTCGTATGTATACCAAAGACATTCAAGCAGCTAAAAAAGGTATGGATCTTTTAATGGCTCCCATTTTGCAAGCAATGAAAACTTCTAAATGGAAACCTAGACTCGTACTGACTTTAGGAAACCATGAGGATAGAATAGACCGTGCTATTAATAACGATAGAAAATTAGAAGGACTTATTTCAATTGAAGACTTACCTTTCAATGATTGGGAAGTGCATCCCTTTCTTAAGCCTGTTACCATTGATGGTGTTTTATATTGCCATTATTTTTGTAGTGGCGTGCTTGGTCGTCCCGTTACGTCTGCTAGAATGCTTAATACAAAAAAGCATGCAAGTTGTATTATGGGTCATGTTCAGCGTAAGGAAGTGGATATTCAATATAGGGCGGATGGTAGTAGAATCACTTCGATCTTTGCTGGAGCTTACTATCAACACGACGAAGACTACCTCAACCCACAAGGAAACCAACACTGGAGGGGATGCTGGATGCTCCACGAAGTAAAGAACGGGGAGTTTGATGAGATGCCTATTAGCATGGCATATTTAAAAAAGAAGTACAAAGGAAAGTAAATGCAAGGTACACCAACAACTGCTCCACTCGTTGCACCAATAAAAGAAGTTCCTTACTATGATGCTGGTGGCATTACCGTATTAGATGTAATGAAAGCCAAAATGACACCAGAACAATATAAGGGATACTTGTTGGGGAATGTTATTAAATACAGTCTGCGCCTCAACTGGAAGCATCAGAGTAAAGAAGATGCTAAAAAACTAGCAGACTATTCTAAGTGGTTGGAGGAATTCCTCCAATTGGAGGAAACCTATGGCACTTGATCCAGTAACAGCACTGTTAGATGTAGGTGGTAAACTCATTGATCGGGTATGGCCTGATCCTACTGCTGCAGCTAACGCTAAGTTTGAGTTGTTTAAATTACAGCAGAGTGGAGAGCTAAGTGCCATTGCAGGACAAATGGAAATCAATAAAGTTGAAGCTGCAAATCCTAGCGTGTTCGTTAGTGGGTGGCGTCCCTTTGTTGGGTGGATATGTGGGGTGGGATTACTTTATAGTTTCTTGGGGCAACCTCTTCTTACATGGGTTAGTTCCTTTTTCCATATCGGTGGCCCTCCTTCTCTTGATATGGGAACTCTTATCACTGTGCTTGGTGGTCTATTGGGGTTGGGTAGTTTACGAACTATTGAAAAACTAAATGGCGTAGCGGCAAAATAAGATGCTATCTATTTACGAATTAGTAGAGTTGTTGTATAAAGAAGATGAAGTGACAATCTTAGAATTGCTTGACATTGATTCACAAGAATTGGTAGATGCATTTAAAGGTAAATTGAAGAAGCGTAAACACTATGTCGAAAAATACTTTGATGAAGAACTATCCGAAGAAGAGGAAGTATTCGGAACAGGAGTCCATATTGAGACATGGAAAGATCAATTACCGTTTGACGAAGATTGAAAACAAAGAAGCTGAAAAGGAAATTAAAGAATGGAAATCTACAACGAAGTCATTTTCAAAAGCCGATATGCCCGATACAGGGACGAACTAGGTCGGCGGGAAGAGTGGCAAGAAACAGTTGATCGGTATGTTGACTCTGTTATTGCTCCTGTACTCACTGACGAAAAGACTGTTGAAGAGTTACGAACTGCTATTAGTAACTTGGATGTGGTTCCTAGTATGCGAGCTTTGATGACTGCTGGTAGGGCATTGGATAGGGACAATGTTGCAGGGTACAATTGTTCCTATCTTCCTATTGACCATCCACGAGCCTTTGATGAAGTGATGTACATTCTTATGTGTGGCACTGGAGTCGGATTTTCAGTTGAGCGTCAAGAGATTGCAAAGCTTCCTGCTGTAGCAGAAGAAATGCATGATACTGATAGCATCATCAGTGTAGGTGATAGTAAGATTGGTTGGGCATCAGCCTATCGAGAGCTTATTTCTTTGCTGTATGCTGGCAAAATCCCAAAATGGGACTTGTCTAAAGTACGTCCTGCTGGTGAACGGTTGAAAGTATTTGGTGGGCGTAGCAGTGGGCCTAAACCTCTGGAAGATTTGTTTAAGTTTACGGTGTCTGTATTTAAAAAGTCAGTGGGCCGTAAGATGACTAGCTTAGAAATCCATGACATTATTTGTAAGATTGCAGATGTAGTTGTTGTAGGAGGTGTGCGTCGTAGTGCTCTTATTTCCCTGTCTAATCTTACCGATGAGCGTATGCGTAATGCTAAGAATGGTCAATGGTGGTTGGAAGATGGTCAACGAGCATTAGCTAATAACAGTGTGGCTTATACAGAGAAGCCCGATGTTGGAATCTTTTTAAAGGAATGGCATACATTATATGAATCACGATCTGGGGAACGAGGAATTTTTAACAGGGTTGCGGCAACTCGTCAGTCTCTTAAATCTGGCAGACGCGAGACTAAGCAAGGTGATGAGCCGATTAGCTATGGCACGAATCCCTGTGGGGAAATTATCCTTCGACCCAACGGCTTCTGTAACCTTAGCGAAGTTATTGCCCGTCCTACTGATGGATTTGAAACCCTTGCAAACAAAGTTAGACTCGCTGCAATCCTTGGAACTGTACAAAGCACTTATACAAACTTCCGATATCTCAGAAACATCTGGCGACGAAACGCAGAAGACGAACGACTCCTCGGTGTTAGTATTACCGGGATAATGGATAATGAATTACTTTACAAAGACAATATCATTTCTGGTATCGGTTCTCCTATGGTTAAGCTTGAGGACACGTTACAAAAACTTAAAGAGGTAGCCATCAATGCTAACAAAGAGTGGGCATACAAACTCGGTATTAATCCCAGTGCTGCAATTACTTGTGTTAAACCTTCAGGAACTGTTTCTCAACTTGCTGGCTGTTCTAGCGGCATTCATCCTAGTTATAGTGACTACTATATTCGTACTATACGAGCAGATGTGCGTGATCCTTTGTGCTCTTTTCTCAAAGAACAAGGAGTCCCGTGGGAAGCAGATGTAATGAAACCAGACAACACTGTAGTGTTTAGTTTCCCACAAAAGAGTCCGGGAACCAGTGTCAACCGAACAGCAGTATCAGCCATTGGTCAACTAGAACTAGCATTGAAGTATAAGAATAGTTGGTGTGAACATAATCCATCCATTACCGTTTATGTACGGGAACATGAGTGGATGCAAGTAGGAGCGTGGGTGTATGACAACTTTGATGATGTTGTTGGTATTGCCTTCCTTCCCTATTCTGACCATGTGTATGCACAAGCTCCTTATCAAGAAACAACTAAGGAGGAATACGAAAGTCTTTTGGCTAAGATGCCTAAGACAATTGATTGGTCAAAGATGAAGGAAACGCAAGACAACACCATCGGCAGTCAAGAACTAGCTTGTGCCGGTGGGGTGTGTGAAGTTACATAACTTCTAAATTAAGAACCTCTCCTTTGTCTGTTAACTCAGTAACAAGGGAGAGGAATTCTTTGTAAGCAATAGAAGTGCTACCGACATAATCAGTACCAGCCCAATGTTTACCAATAACAAAAGCACCTTCTTTATTACTAGTAACTTCTATTTGGGCATCATCCAACAAAACAAAAACACCGTCATCAACTACAACTGGAAAGTTACCTGCAGGTAAACATACAGGCTGTTTGACATACCAATGTTTCTTTTCTAGAAACAATTTTCCAATAGTGTATTGAGTTCCATATTCAAAGTTGACTAGTGTTATGTTCATGGCGAAATATAATTCATAGTAGCAATCACTGCCGCTGCAGCAGGGCCAAAGGTTTGTACAGGAAGTCCTGTAAGTATTACTGATTGGTTTCCATTAGCCCAATAGAGTTCTACATAATCATTAGCAGCCATCTGTATAAAATAATTCCAAGAAGCAATGGTGTGTCCATCAGTACCACCGTGTGAATTAGGTACAGATACGTGTCCCATAGATAGTGGTATGTCTGTGCCATTAACTCTTACCCAAATATAAGCATCTTGTGGGTTAGTGTCTGTATTAACAAACTGACCACTCCACTGAAAGTTATACAACCCTGCAGTGGTTACTTGTAAATGAGAGCTACTAGTAATAGAAATGTTGTGGGATAAGTCTGTGATGTTAAATGGAACTACTTTAGCTGTATTAGCTGCTGTAGCGTGTGCCGCTACAACGGCTTTGCCAGAAGAATGTGAAGCAGCCGTAGTGCCATATGCACCTCTAGTACATCCAGTAAAGCTAGTAGAAGTAATACCAGTGTATGTAATTAACTCAGACTCAATACGAATAGTATTGGCAGAAGCAAAAGGATATACACCATCTGTATCTACAACAGGTATGGTAGTTACAGAGTTACTAATACTACTACTCAGTGTAGTAGCAGAATAACTTTGAAAAGATCCTCTGGGTGGAGAAGACAGTGCAGTATATTGATCTGCTGTTAAGTGATAGTATTGTCCTGAAGCACCTCCTTGCAACGACTGCAAATCATTGTGCCTACGAGTTAGAATGGATGTAATGTTACTATCAGTAAAATCCAAACTATTAAAAGCAATACCAGCTACACTAGAAGCTAACTCCCGTAACTTACGGAACCATTCTCTCCACTCAAAGTTTTCCCCTATAGGGATACGAGGAATCGGTGGTAGTTTAACTGCCATACTTTAAGTCCTTGCAATAGCCCATGTCATGTAACATAGGTAATTGCTCTTCAAGTCTTTTGCCTATGTCAGTGCGGTACATAATGCTGTTAGGTATTTCAATCTTTTCTTTAATAGTGTCGTAACAATTTTTACGAGCCTTATTAACAGTAGATCCCGTACCACTAACAGTACACACATAGTCTCCTGCAGTCACATACATAGGCACATTTAATTTAACCTTGTCATCTACCATGCACGGAGCTTTGCCCCACATTACTTCACTGCAATGAATGTTAGTTATAATGTCTTTCGTTTCAATGCCAAAGAGAGGATAGCCAGAACATTCTTTCTTGGTAATATTAGAATAAGGATAATCGGGGATACTAATAACAACCCCGCAAGCAACATCCTTACTAACTTCCAATGTATCTTTTCCATTTAGTAAGTCCAACATCCATTCAATAGGATCTCCCTTATGGAGAGCTTGTTGAATTTGAAACAAAGGCCATCCCGGACGGGTAGTAAATTCCAAAGGCCAAGGCTTTCCCTTATCATCAATAATACAGTTAACATCAATGTATCCACAATAGTTAATGCCATGAAGCATGCCCTCTAAAGGACGCAACACTTCATCAGCTAGTTTACTTTGCTCAGTGTAGCGAAGCACAGTACCCTGTTCACCAGTAGCTACACCCAAGTCATCATTCATTAGCTTTTTAAATTCCCAATTTTCTAACCAGTATTTACTAAAGCCACCAATACCAAACCAACCTCCAACTGCCATTTCAATACCAGCATGAAAGTCTTGTAATACAAACTCACCCTTGTACGAGTTCTTCTTTTTCCAATATTGAAGCATGTACACCATGTCAGCAGCATTCTTAGCTACATAGGACATACTCTTTTCACCATCACCAATGGGTTTAGATACATAGCGTTTAGGGTTCTTTAATACGTAAGCAATAGCATCATCATACTTACTAAACTTAGTCATGGGAATAGTATCAATCTTCATTCTCTCATGGACTTCAGCACCCTTTTCTCGGTTCTGTTCCCAAGATTGGCCCTCAAGATTACAACCAACAATGGGGTATCCCATCTTTTGATAACGCTCTAACATGCTAATATATTTGTTGTTATCAGTAACAAAAATAAGATCAGCCCAATCCATATGAGCTTCCCAAGAATCTACACGCTCAAACATTCCTTCACCACTCTCATTGTATGAGCCATCTTTGTGATGACGAATGAATACACGAACAGAATGACCAGCAGCTTTAGCACGGACAGCAATGTCAGTACAACCATTACCACAATCAATAATAAGAAGTTTCATTCACGACCCGCCTTACGTTCTTGTTCTTTATATTTAGCACGCTGTTCTCGCATAGCCTTAGTACGCTGACGGTTTTTTTCTGTTTTCTGTTCTTTAGTTTGACCGTAAATAGGAAAGCCCATAGTACCTGAAATAGCACGAGAGAGTTCTTCTCCAGCAGGAGCACTCTTAGCAGCTTGTACTTGGAATGGAAGCACCTGCTCAGCTATTGCTTTCATTCTATTAGTAAAAGAAGGATCAACCATCTTAGGAGCATACGGAGAAGGATATTCCAAACCAGTAGTAGCTATTATAGCAGACTTGGGTAAGAAACCCAACTTGTTTACTAGGGTATTTAAAGGATCTCCTATCCAATGATAGGGTTCCATAGCGTGTTTCATTGCT